TTCAGCGCCGTTCCGTCTGGATTCTGCAAGGTGTTTTCGACCTTCGACGACTCACGCCAATCATGAGGGAATCGGGCAGCCATAGAACGGGAGTAGAGTCCCGCATTGATCTTCAGCCCACCCTGGCTTTCCCATACACCTTCGCGCCCCTGTTTCTCCCACCAAGCCTGCGAAAAAACCCTCGCTCTCTTTAAGGCTTGGGAAAACTCAGGAAATTGTTCGGGCCAGGCGCGCTCAAGAGTGCTCCGATCCACATCCAATTCAGCGCACATTTCGACAATCGAAAGCCCATCGCGGCCAAGCTCAATCACCCGCTCGCAGTACTCCGGCCTGTAATCTGTTGGTCTTCCGCCTGCCATGGTGTGAATCTACTTCCTTTCCAGCGCAGCGATGAGTGCGTCGGCTTCACGAACGGCATATTCCGCCCGATCTTCGCGCGTACAGTCTCGCAGCGGGTCGTTGTAGTTGCTGATCAGCGCCAGCAGAATCTTTTCCGCAAGCTGGGCGCGGTGCGTGAGTTGTTCTTGACTTCGCTTGAGCGTTGATAGGTACGCCAGCGCATTATTCGGCCACTTCACATCATCCGGCCTTGCGATTTCATCACACATCACATCACCCCACAATCTTTGAGGACGACCAGCAGCACCACGAAAGCTACCAGCTTTGCGATGAACCCACCGCACCCATCGCCGCTCCCGTATTCGACAAACTCGCCGGACTCCTCATCGAACCGCTTCGGCTTTTGTGCCATCCATTCCTCCTTGCTGAAAACCCCAAAACGGGCGGGTGGGACTCGAACCCACAGCCGCCGGCAAGCCCGGCGCTCTACCAATTGAGCTACCACCCGACCCCGTCTTTCCACCAGATCAACTCCAGCAACCGCCACAAACCAAAGCACAGATCAAGGAGGATCAGGAAGCCCTGTCCAGCGCGTACTTCACGCCGCGCTTGGCCCCGCTCTGGATCACGCTTCCCGCCTCGACCAAAGCCGTCAGGACGCGCTTGGTGGCCTTCTGGTCGGCGCCCAGGGCAGCAGCGATGGCGGCAGCCCCAACAGGCCCAGGGACGCTTGCCAGGACGTTGAGGATGGCTTCGTTGGTCGGCGGCGCAGTGCGTTTGGCGATCTTGGGGGCGGCAGCTGCGCCGCTCAGGCTGTGCTTGGCCCGGATCGCCGCAGCACGGGCCTCCAGGTCGGCGAGCTCTGCGAGGTCCGACTCGCGTGCCAAGGCCTCGCGGCGCTCAATCTCGGCGGCGAGCTCTTCGTTGGTCAGATTTTCGAGGCTCATGCGGAGGCCTTCTTTTTTGCGGAGACGCGGGTGTTGCGGGCGGCGCTGAGTGCGGCAGAAACCTGGTCTTTGTGATACTCAAGATCTCGGGCCAAAGTTGCGGCCTTGAGAGCTGCGGAGCGAGCGGTCTGGAGCTCAGTGTCCAAGGCTTGGATCATCGCATCCTTTTCCTCTCGGCTCGGAAAAGTCTTGGGGATTTCGGGAATCACAAACTTCTTCTTTTTCGGCATCTCGCCCTCCGTTAAGGTGAGCCAAAAATATAACGAAACGAAAAAGAAAAACCTAACGATTTTCACCAACGATCAAAAATTCCACTTCCTCGCGGCCAGCGAAACGTTTCCCGGTCTCCTGCACAGGCGTCTCAAAACGTGCGTATCGCAACGAGTCGTCCGGGATGATAAGGCCCATCCTGGCCAACCCCCTGCGCGTCTCAGCGCCGAAAAGGCCGTCTCGAAGCGCCTTGATGCTGCCGACCGCCCCGTCGTCGTCGAGCGCCCTGGCGCGGCGGATCGTCGTGCGAATTGTGACCGGGAACGGACCGTCGTAAACGGGGCGACCTGCCAATGCCCACGCTGCGGCAGCCCTGGCTTTGACGACCTTGACCAGCCTAGCGCGCTCCCATCGATTGATCCGCGATCGGTTGTTTGGCGATAGCATCGCGTTATCGCCAGGGACCACGATGCGAATCTCGCTGGTCAACTCCGTCCAGCCGGGGCGATGAGTTTGGCGAGCAAACTGTGCGACCTCCATCCCCAGGAGTGGGGTGCCTGGGCTGGGATGCGCTCGGCCTCCAGCTCGTCGCCATCCTCGTCGCGGATTGTCGTCGGTTTGTCCATCGTCTCAAAATAGCCAACCCCGGTCAAAAAATCAAGTCGCGCGCGGATGTTTAGGTTTTTGTTAAAGACAAAGTCGTCCCGTCCCGTCCCGTCCCGTCCCGTAGTCGCGCAGTTGGTGCGCATGTTGCGCGCAGACTGCGCGCAGATCGCCGGATCTTTTATTCTGGATTAGGGAAAACTTTTGTTTGCGTTTGATGAAATAACGCTTGCTTTGTGGCGATAAATTAACGATATTGCTATATGACATGAGAAAGTTAGGGATGGCCTTGCTAAACTACAAGAGAAAGGAATTGAGATGGACTTGCACAAAATCGCAGAAAAATCAGATCAAAGGCTATCTAAGCGATTTTGTTACTCCGTGACAGATGTTGAGCGCGATCTTTCGCGGCTACTTCACGGAAATTCTGTTGAGGTTGGGAAAAGGACATCTTGCGGAAAAACGGATGCAACAGTTTACTCATATCGCGAATGGATTTCACTCATCAAAAAAATGCAGTCTTGCGGTTATTTAATATCAATTACGCCAGTAAAGCATAAAAACGCTTATGCCACATCAAAGGGCGGGTTTTGGAGTAGTGAAATTTACGAAATACAAGCAGACCCACAGCCGCCCGCCGCAAGGTTTGTTCAGAACTGAGCGTCCCGGTGGAACGGGTTTGTTAGGGATGATGGAGGTTGCGAATGAACGCTGATGCAAAGTTGGAAAAGATTTTGTTGCATTGCAACGAGGCTATCATTCAGTCCGAAAACGGACGGAATCAGGCGCGTGCTTGGCGTGCCACCGCTTCGCCTGGGGCTGAATTTGACGCCGCAAATGATGCGTACAATTTCCACACAAATCGAATCATGTACCATGTTGAGATTCGCAAAATTATTGAGGATGGGAGTGATGATGCCGTTTGATAATCCTCATCTTGAAAAGATGGCCGATGACTGGGATGATGAAGGTAGCATCGTCGAACTTGTAAATAATGCTTACAGGTTGGGGCGCGGCAAGTGGAAAAGGCTGGAGGACGAGAAGCCGCCAGAAGGAAAGCGATACCTCGTCTATCACATTGGTATCGGAGGAAGCCCTGGGCACATTGATGTTGTCCATTGGTTTCAGCCGATTGGCGATTTCTTTGATCGTTCCATCACGCACTGGATGGAGCTTCCAGATTTTCCGCCCGAAGGGTCTCCCTAACCACCATATTCACCCGCCGCAAGGTTTGTTCAGAACTGAGCGTGCGGGTGGAATTGGACTGTTAGGCGCTGGCAGATAACATTTGAGGAAAGGAATTTGATATGAGCAAGTGTAAAGTTTGCGGGGAAGAAATGGAATGGACAAGATACAAGGATGTGCCGCTTTACTTTGATAGCGCGACTATGAATGTGACTGTTGAAGCTGAGTATTGCCCGAAGTGCGATGAAATGAACGCCTGGGTGGATTAACGTAAACGCTGGACGACAAACCTTTGAAGACAGGAATTTTGATGTTCATCCCAAAACCAACATTTGACGATTTGTGCATGCACTCGATGGACTTAGACCATCAAGACCATTTCTCCGCTGGAGTTGAGTGGGCTAGGAAAAGAGCGGCATCCCAGCCGCCAAACGAGATTGATTTGCTCCGAGAAATGGAAGAGCTTTGCAGAGGGTACGGACCAGCAGCATGCTTTCAGATTTTCAAGAAGCTGGACGAATTGCGCAAGCTGCGCGAACGCTGACCCATGCGCCTAACCACCATATTCACCGGGCGCCACGGTTTGTTCAAAAGCGGGCGTCCCGGTGGAATTGGACTGTTAGGCGCTGGCAAATAACATTTGAGGAAAGGGATTGAATGATTTGCTTACACATTGCCGCCCATTTTGACGGTAAAGAAATTCACTTCACGGCTGACCGAATGGAGCGCGAAGATGCTCGCGCCGATGAACGCGCAGTGATTGACATGGTGCATGATGGACTGAAATTGCTGATGGAGGTGTGTGCAAATCGCACCGGCCCGATTGAGGAGATTGAGCGCAACGACGACCCATGCGCCTAACCCACCGCCTTCACCGGGACGCGAAGCGGTACTGGTGGAAGCGGGTTGTTAGGCAAAATATGAGCTGAGATATGGAGATGCGCGATGCCATAAGTTCGCGTTTTGAAACTTGAAAATGGAGTTAGAGATGGTGGAAGTTGATTTTGAGGATTTCCGAAAAACAGGATTGCTACTGTTGGTGAACCAGTTTTTGCATATATTTGGTTTTGCGCTTGTCGCTGAATGTGATGACGAAAAGGTTTTTTGCAGGATCTATATGGCGCGAGTTCATTTTAGAGGGTTTGATGAAAAAAGCACATCAAACGCATACGTTGCAGTTTCCGAGTATATGCGTGTGGAAGCTGAAAAATTACTTGAAGAGGCTAAGTCATAACCGTTTTGCAAATAACGGTTGATGCAAGTGTTAGGCAAATGCACTGAGCTGTTACCGCGCGGAG